GAAACGAATGGCGGCAGTTATAGCCGCCGCCGGTCAGGAAGGCATTCGGCAACTGGCCGTTGTCCATGGCTTCAATCTCGCGGCGTGTATAGACCTTGCCCACGCGGTCGAGGCACCATGTCCGCGTTCGGCCGTCGACGGGGCCGGTATACAGGAAGGCCTGCTCCGGCCCGAGTGGCTCCGTGGCAATCGCTTCCACCTGCCGCCCCATGATGGACACCTGCGTGTCGAACAGCGTCTGCACCTGGCCGAGTTCCTTGCTCATCACCTCGGCCAGCGTATCGAGAATGCGCGGGCTGGGCGTCGTCGTCAAAATGAACTGCGACACGGCGCGCATCAGGGCCGTTGTCACGTCTTCGGCGGTCCCGAGCAGGTTGCTCTCTGACAGCACCGCCAAGGCCCGCAAGCGTGCGGCGCTGGGGCGCACGAGCTTGGCGGCCCCACGGGCCAGACGAGTCCGCATGACCTCAGCCGCCATCGCTTCAATGGCCGTATTAGAGGCCTCGGTGGCGAAGTCGTCGAACCCGGCGTCCGTCAGCGCTTGCCGAATCTGCCGCCGCAGGGCGATGCCGCGTGCGGCCTGCACGGTGGCCGTGCGGTCACCGGCAATGGCGCGCGCCAGAATCGGTTTCAGCGCCGCGTCAGCCTTCCGCATGATGTCGGCCAGGCTCTGCGCGAAGCCAGCCGAGAGGCGCTCAGCCCGCGCGGCGATGCTGACTCCCGCGCTTTCAGGCGTTGCCATCGGGCGGCGTCATCTCCTCGTCGTCTTCGTCCTCGATGTCGGTGTCTTGCGTGTCGAGCCGCGCCGTCAGCGCCGTCATGGCGGCAGTGCGACGCTGCGCGGGTGTCTCCACGGGCGTGGCCGTGATGTCGTCATCAATCTGCTGGAGCGTGTCCATATGGACGTCTGGCAGCACCGCCCGGGCGGCGCGCTTGCGGATTTCGCCGGTGGCCGTCTGGCCGAGGTCCAGCGCCATGGCATCGGCAAACTGCTTGATGACCTTTTCCAGATTCAGCGTGTCGAACTGGTCAGGCCAGCGGATGGTCAGTTCGTCGGCCGCTTCCCACCGGTCAGCTGCGTCACCGTAGGCGGCACGATAGACCAGCCGAGTCACAAACTCGTCTACGCGCTGGAGTTCGTCCGCGAATCCGGCCAACTGCTGGTTGAGGTCTTCGCGTTTGATTTGCCGAGAGTCCGCAGACTCAGCCCCGCGTCCGTCCGACTCCCACGGCAGCACGCTCAGCCGGTAAATCGTGCGCTGGAGCCGGTCCATGTGGTCGTGGTAGGACTGGACGTTCGTATTGTCCGGCGACAGCATCTGCGCCGAGTTCGTCGTGAACAGGATATTGCCCGTGCCAGACTGCTGGCCGATGAGTTCCTGCTCCTTCTGCACCCCGCCAGGCGTCTCGCCAATCGGCACGTTCAGGATTGAGAACGTCTGCTTGCGGAGCAGTTCGCGCGTCTCGCTGATGAGGTTGTAGAGGTCGATGTAGAGTTGCGGGTCACCCAGCACCGAGCGCCCCACAAACGGCGTCAGCGCGCGGCGGCGGGCATACATCACAAACGCAGGCACCACGCCGAAGTCGTGCGTGCCAGAGGCAATCTCCTTGCCCGACCGGTTCAGCAGTTTCCAGCCTTCGGCGTCCACTACGCGCACTCGGACGTCCACGCTGTAGGCCGTCGAGGTCTTCGCGTAGCTTTCTCGCGGCACGGCTTCCAGAAACTTGACGCTCACCAACCGGTTGTTATCGTCCACCAGCCAGTCAATGACGTCGATGGGCGTATACCAGCGCACATACGCGCGGCGCGGGTCATCCGGCTGCACGTCGACGTAGCCCCAGAGATGGCCAAACGCGGCGCACGGCCCCCACGCCTCTTTGAGCAGGTCGTTCCAGTTCGTGCCGTTGCCGTCCGCGTCATTCCAGAACAGCTCAATGGGGCGCTGCACGGCCACCGTCGGCGCGTTCGGCCCGAAAGACCGCTGCGGTTTATTGCGGAACAGTGCCCCGCTCAGTTGCTCAATGAGCGTCGACGCGATGTTCTCGTAACGCGCCAGCTTGCGCCGTTCCTTAAGTTTCGGGGACGGCTTCGACGGGTTGGCGTTGACCTCAAACCGCAGGAGCTGCCCGCCGTCGCCAAACACCGGCGAGGAGTGGTCGAGCCACTCGCGCGGATGGGCAATCAGGTAGGGCTTGGTGTCGTCGAGAAAGCCCCCCGCGCCTTCGTAGACGTCGAGGAGTTTGACCCAGACGTCGCGCCACCGCAGGTAGAGCGGATGCACGACACCGATAACAGAGGACGGCGCACCAAGCGGCGCTGATGCTGGGATAGCCACGGGTTCATTGTGCGTGGCGCAGTGGCCAGAATCAAGGCGCAACCCCTAGATTATGGGTTGCGCGGCGTCAATGTGACCACAAACTGACAGCCTAGCCCTTCTGCAATCTGCACCAGCACCGACAGGCGCGTGTTTTTGAGGGTCATGACGCGCCCGACTGTGTTCTCGCAGACCCCGGCCAACGCGGCCACTTGCGCGTAGGACATCCGTCGTTCGCGGATGATGGCGTCAATCTGCGAGGCAATCGACTCGCAGACTTCTTCCGTGGCGCGCTGCATCAGTGGCATGGTGTAGTGGCCTCATTTGGCCAGAGGGTCGGTTGTGCGGGCGGGTCGTTTTGCGTGGGCGTCGTGCCATCAATCCGCGCCTGCGCCAGCGCGGCATATCCGGCGTCCTGTTCAATGCCGAGAAACCGAATCCGTTCGAGCTTCGCGGCGACGCCAGTGGAGCCGCTGCCAGCAAATGGGTCAAGCACCAGCCCTCCCGGTGGCGTCACCAGCCGCACCAGATGCCGCATCAGCGCGATCGGTTTCACGGTCGGGTGGTGATTCCGCCCGGCCGCAGTGCGCCCGGCTCCGGCCCTTGGATTGTCCATCCCTGCGCTTCCGGCCGCGCGGCCGACGCGATCCTCGGCAGAGACTTCCGGAGCGTCGTCCGACAGGCCGAACTCGCGATCGGCCCTGCTCGCCTTTGCACAGTAGAAAAACCGCGCCGCGCTCTCAGATGTTCCCGAATCTGACTGCGGGAACATCGCCGTCACAGCCTCGCTGCCGTCGTGGATCAGATTGGCGGGCCAGCGGTTGCCATCGACGCGCCCTGCGTCGATGTTGATCCCACCAGTCCCATACGCAAGCACGGTCTCGGCCACCGTCCCGACGATCGGCTTCCGCGCCAGCACTGCCGGTTCGTGTGCGGGCTTCAGCGCCGTCCCCCATCCGGCCCACTGGCGAGCCTCGTCGGTCGCAGGGGCTGTCAGGTCATATACTCCCGTTGGAGTGCCTCCACCGTAATTCACTACGCCTTCCTTGCGATCCAGTCGCCAGTTTTGCCCGACCACCTCGCGCGCGGCTTCGTTCATGCTCTCAAACGGAAGCCCAAATGCGTCCTTGATCGTATTAAATTGATCGACCGTAGGAAGATTAAATCCAAGCTCCCAATTAGCTACACACCCAGTAAGCCCGCCAGATCGACTTGGAAATAATGCAGCGACTGCCTTCTGCGTGATACCACGAGATTCTCTCCAAGCGCGGAACCACGGCCCAAACCATGCAATCTGCGATCCGCCCCGTCGGTCAATTGCCTTACTGATATCCAGCGATTTCGGGAACCCTGAACCATACAGCCACAACACCTGGTCGCGGATCTGGAAGCCCACATCCTCGACCGCGCACGCCAGCCGGTGATACGTGCGGCTCCCGCCGAAGGCGATCAGGTGCCCGCCCGGTTTCAGCACGCGCAGGCACTCGCGCCAGACGGTCACATCGTAGGCAATGCCGGATGAATCCCACGCCTTGCCCATGAAGCCCAGCTCATAGGGCGGGTCGCAGATTACCGCGTCCACTGATGCGTCTGCAATGCCGCGCAGCACCTCCCGGCAATCGCCGTGCGTCACTGACCACATACTCACCACTTCACACGGTTAGACCAGTACGCCGCGCTCATTTTCCCTTTGGCGATGTTCTCGGCATGGCGCGCGCGGAAGGCCTCACGACGCTCACGGTCTGCGGCCGACTCGCCTTCGCGGCGCGGTGACCCTTTCACGCCCTGTTGGCCGAAGCGGATCGTTTTGACCTCGCCGTCTTCCTTGGCCACCACCACGTGAGACTTCGTCGGATGCGACGGCGTGCGCTTCGGCTGGTTGTAGTCTTCCAGCCCCAATCGGGTCAGGCGCGGGTCTTTCGCTTTCTTGGCCATTGGTTCACCTCTGCGTCGTGGTCGTGCGTTGAAACGGCACCACGTTGTCTGGCACGTGGCGTGTGGCCCAGTAGGTCTGCAAGACAATCCCCGCGTTCATGCCGTAGAACGTGGCCACCGCCCACGCCCACCACGGCCCGAGGCCCAGCCCGACAATAAAGCCGACGCCGAGCGCCAGATAGGCGGCCATCTGCGCCAGCACGGCCCAGCCGCTGCGCCTCACAGCCATGACACGTGCCCCATGCCCACGCCGCCACGGGCCACGGGAGGCCATGCCTGGTGAATCCAGTAGCCGAGCGCGTCTGAGATGTGGGTCAGCATGGGGTTGCTCCGCTTGTCAAGGTCACCCGCGTCAGTATAAACCACTTGCTCTAGGTCGCTGATGAGATGCTCGCAGGACGGGTCCACCGTCAGCCGTGCCGCCCCGCTGGCCGTCTGGCACCGCGCGTTGACGGCCTCCACGCGGTCTTTCACGTGCGGGGCCACCTTGGGAATGTAGAAGCTGCCCCCGCCGAAGACCTCACGCAGCACCGCATGGTCAGACGGGCCAGTCGTCTTCCCTGCCCGTCCCGCCGGATCGCCGTAGACCTGCACGGCCCCGCGGTAGCCCGCCTCGGCCAGCAGGTCACGCGCACGGGACGCCGCCGCGCGGGTCGCCTCGCCCCCGGCACTCGTAATCCAGACTTCTCTCCAGACGCGGGCCTCGTCACCGATGCGCTGGCAGATGAGCGCGGTGGCAGGCTGGATGTTGAAGTCGAACGTGACCGCCACGGGTGCCCCAGGCTCCAGCGTGACTGGGCGCACGTGCTGGCCCCGCACGAAGGCATAGTAGGCGCGGCCAGACAGCGCCTCAAACGAGGCTTCGAACTCCTGCCGGAACGCGCGCGCGTCCATCTGCTGGCGCATCTCTTCAAGCAATTCGCGCGGGATGTGCGGCGCATCGGCCGTGCGGAACTGCCACGAGGCCCAGCTGGCCCACCGCTGGTCGGTGGACTGGCCCCGCGCGTAGAGCTGGTAGAGATGGTTGAAGTGCTTCGGCGTGCCCGTAAACAGCGCCGTGCCGCGCGTGGTCAGCAGCATGGGCTGCACCACCTCTTCCCAGATGGCCAGCCCGTCGCGCCAGTCTTGGAACTCGTCCATGATGGCCTTCCGCAAGCCCCTGCCACGCAACCGGTCGGGATGCTCGGCCGACTTGCACGCCACGCGGCAGCCCCAGTGCGTCCACAGTTCCATACGCGATTCGTTCGGGTCACGCGCCAACCAGTGCCGCGGCACAATGGCCCGTAGCGGCTCCCACATGAGGTCACGCGCCATGTCGTAGGTGGGCGCGATATACCAGAGGGTGCCCGGTGTGCCCATCTCGCGGAGCGTCTCAGCCTTGCACAGTTCCGTCTTGCCCCAACGTCGGCCGCTGACCAGCACGCGGTAAGCGGCGTCGGAGTCGAAGACCTGCGCCTGCCCCGGATGCAGGCTGAGGTCAGCCGTCGCCACGGTCAATGCGGAGCGTGAAGACTGGCGCGTCTCCGAGGATTTCCTGCTTGTCCGGGGCGTCAAGGCCCAGATACTTGGCGCGGCGCTCCTGCACGCGCAGCAGCGTGGCAATCGCGGCCGTATCGCCCTCAGCCGCCTTCGGCCATAGCGCGGAGACGTAGTCGTCCAGCCGCCGCAGTTCAAGGTCGCGCACGGCTTCGGCGTCCTCCGCGGTGATGGTGCGGAGGGCCGAGAGTTCCGCTTGCACGTCGGCATACGCCACTTCGACCGAGACACCGAGCCGTTTGCCAATCTGCCGATACGTCAGCCCTTCGCGCCGCAAGCTCAGAGCCTGCGCGCGGCGCTCGACAATCTGCGTCTCCTCGGCCGTGTGCGGCGGGCGGCGCTTGTCGCTTTTCGTTTTCGCCTTGCGATACGGCGCGATGGGCTTGGTCACCGGCATGCGGTCTACTCGGCGGGGGCCGTCTCCGTCTCCACCACCGTCTCGGTGGCGTCATCCATCGTGTAGGTCTTGGCCGGGTCCAGCCCCGCCTCACGTAGCGCGGTGTCGAAGGCGTGCTTTGTCTGCGCGGCCAGCACTTCCAGCTTCATCTGGGCGTTCTGATGCTGCACGACCGCCGCCTTGAGTTTCCAGTAATTCGTGACGCGCATTATTCCTCCACGTCCGGCGGGGCAGGCGGGGCCACGGGCAGGGCCACCGGGATGCCCGTCTGGGCCTCAATCATGGGCAACATCTGGTTCACGTAGGCCAGCACGTTGGCGACCACCGCCGGGTCGTCGACCGTGTAGCCACGGCTGCCCACGACGCCCAGCACGTCGTCTTCAATGTTGATGGTGTAGTTCAGAACCGTCGTGCCATCCAGCCGAAACTGGGCCGCGGCCTGGAGCAAGGTGCCTGTGAGTGCCATGGGTCTCTCCGTTAGGTGGCGTTCGTCGTCGCCAGTAAGTAGTATACCGTGCCGTTCACTTTGAGTGCGATTTTGTGGGTCACCGTCGTGCTGGTAATTCCGGCATTGGTGACGCCACTCCCCTCACAGTAGATGGCCGGGATCGTATTGCCCGCGCTGCGGTCGACGCTATAGACCTGTACCGTATCGGCCGGGCCGCTGCTCGGCTCCGTGCCATTCTTCAGGCCCAGCACGCCTGCCGCCGAGGTGCCAAAGGTCGTGACGTTGACGCCCACGTTTCCGCTGCCATCGAGGCGCAGGCGCTCGGAGCCGCCCGTAAAGATCGCGATGTTGTTGGCTGACGTTTCGGTGATGTAGGTATCGCCACTGCCGTCGACATTATCGAGCAGGAGTTTAGCCGCCGCACCCATCGCCACATCGCCTGCGGCGGTAATCCTCAGACGCTCCGTGCTGGCCGTGCTGGCATTGGTGGTAGAAAACCGCAGATTGGCCGACATGTTCGTGTCGGACACGTAGGCAGAAACAACAGCGCCGATTACCGCCAGCGTGCGGTAATTGGTACCGCCATAGGCTTGGAACGTAAAATTTCCCATCGTGTCTGCGGCGGCGACCGCCGATGGCGACGCTTGCGTGCCTCGTGCCTTGCGGATGGTGTTGAGTCCCCCGCTGGCATCGGTGCTATACCGCGTTTGACGGGCCGTGACCGCGCCGTCACGCATAATGTCGAATACCTGCAAGGCTGTGCCTGCGGCCACCCCAATGCCGAGGTTGCCGTTCGAATCGATGCGGACGCGCTCACTGCCGCCAGTGGCAATGGCAATTTCATCAGCCACTGGGAAAAACACACCGGTATTCAAGTCGCCGCTAGTCGTGATTGCTGGCGCACTGGCGCTGCCCGCCGTGACCGTTACTGGCCCATCGCTGAACACGTAGCCAGTCGTGGCCCCACCAAACGTGAGCGTATTGGCCGCGTGCGTGATGGTGACATCGCCTGCGTTGAAGTTCACGACCGCGCCAGACGCGAGGAACAGGTCAGACCATGCCGTGCCAGACGCTCCCAGCGCGGCCCCGTCATTCGCCGTCGGACGCACGGTGGCCGTGCCAAATGTGGTCAGCGTGCCCGTCGTGGAAATTGCCGTGACGCCACCGGCCACGAGGTCGAGCGTGTTCGCGGCTGATTCGACGAGGTAGGTGTCTCCGGTTCCGGCTACGCCATCTAGGCAGATGCGCGAAGTTGATGGAATCGCCGCGTGCCCGCTATTATTGACAGTAAATCGAATATTCCCAGCGCCGTCAGACAGTACAAGATAATTACTGGCGGTTCGGATATCCAGCGCGGCAGTATTACCGCTGTAGCGTCCAATAATTACGTTATTCGATCCTGTGGTAATGGCTTGTCCTGATAGATAGCCGATGGCGATGTTTTGATCACCCGTGCAGTTCCTCAGGGCCGTATCCCCAATTGCAATATTGCTGACAAATATTGTGCCCGCGCGTAGCGCATCTGCGCCGATGCCAATATTGTATTGACCACTGGTATTGCCAGACAGCGCCAATGCGCCAAGCGCAACATTTTGAATGCCACTAGTATTGGCGAGCAATGCACTGCGCCCAAGCGCCACGTTATATGTGCCGCTGCTATTGGCATTCAGCGCATTCCAGCCTACTGCGGTGTTATGGCTACCAGTCGTCACTGCGCTCAAGGCGCTCACACCCACGCAGGTGTTTTCGGCAAGCGCATTGACGCCCTTACCCACTCGGACCGACTGAATCATCACATCGCCGTTGCTAAACGTATACCCGGCCGATGCACCAGCGAAGGTCAGGCCTCCACTGCTGGCGGCACTATGGGTGATGGTGACGTCACCGGCATTGAAGTCCACCACCGCACCACTGGCCAGATACACATCGCTGTAGGCCGTGCCAGACACGCCCAGCGCTGCGCCGTCATCAGCCGTGGGGCGAATCGTGCCTGTGGTCGTCAGATTGCCAGACCCCGCCCACGTGGATAGCGCGGTGTTCTCCACGTTCGACAGGCCCACGTCGGTCTTGGTCACCGTGTCCCACGCCGGAGCGGCTGAGAGACTGCCCGTGCCCGTCTGCCGCAGGAAGTTGCGCGTGGTCGTCGTCTGCCCAGCCAGCCGCACATTGTCGGTGCCGTCGTGGTAGATGACGTCGCCCAGTGTCGTCGTCGGAGCCAGCGCATCAAAGGCGTTGCCCGCTGTGGTCTGCCCAGTGCCACCATTGGCAATGCCGAGCGTGCCGGTAAAGCTAATATCCGGTGTGGCCCCTCCAGACGAGGCCAGCGGCGCAGAAGCGGTGACAGCCGAGACGCCACCGCCGCCGCCAGTGGCCGACAGCGTGCCGCCCGTAAAGGACAAGTTCGCGCCGATGCTGACCGCGCTGAAGCCGCCCGAGCCGTTGCCGTAGAGAATGGCCGTGCCCGAGGTAGCAGGCGCGTAGTCAACGCCAGAGGTCGCGGCGGTAAAGGCCGAGGTGCCGTTGCCCTTGACCAGCCCCGTCAGACTGCCCACGCCGGTGCCGCCATTGGTGACGGCCACCAGCCCGGTCACGTTTGCGGCATTGCCAGCGATGTTGCCTGAGATGGCCGAGCCGGGAATGCTCGATACAGCCGTAAAGGCCGACGACCCGTTGCCCACCAGGTAACCGGTCAACGAGGTCGTGCCCGTGCCGCCGCTGCTGACGGCCAGCGTCTGGGACAGGCCCGCCGCCGTGCCCGTGGTGTTCTGGTTCAGCGTGGGCACATCGGCCGCTTGGATGGCCGACATGACGACGTTGGAGCCATTGCCGCGCAGATACTGCCCGGAGGTCACTGCCCCAGCGAACGTGTTCATGGCGGCCTGCGCGGTCGACGCCCCGGTGCCGCCGTCCGCGACGGCCAAGTCCGCAATGCCGGAGATGGTGCCGCCCGTAATGGCCACGCTCGTGGCGTTCTGCGCCGACATCGTGCCCAGCCCGGTAATGTCGCTGCTGGGAATCGTGGACGCCGCGGTCATGGCAGACACGCCGTTGCCCTTGACATAGCCAGTCAGCGTCGCCGTCCCAGTGCCGCCACGCGCCACGCCCAGTTGCCCTGTCCATCCGAGCGTCAGGTTCTGCGTGTTGATACTGCCGGTCACGTTCGTATCATTCGTGACGCTCTGCACCACGCTGGCATTGAGCCGCGAGGCAGGCAGCGTGCCCGTCCAGCCCAGCGTCAAGCGCTGCGACGCAATGCTGCCCGTGACGTTGCTGTCATTCGTCACGCTCTGCACGACGTTGGCGTTCAGTCTCGACGCGGCCAGCGTGCCCGTCCAACCCAGCGTGAGCGAGGCATCGTTCACGAGCGCGGCCGATGGGCTTCCACCAAGCGTCAGCGTCACGTTGGCGTCGTCGGTCTTGGTCAGCGCACCAGGTGTGGCATTGACCCACAACGTGTTGCCTGCGTTGCGCTTGAAGAGCTGTCCAGCCGTGGGGCTGGTAATCAGCACGTCGTGCAGCTCGTCCAGTTCCTGCCCATTGACGACCGAGACGTATAGGATGCCAGCGTCGCCCGGAGCCTGCCGCACGCATAGCCCCATAAAGACGCCGTGCAATGGCTGCGTGGGGCGCGTGTTGGTCAGTTCTCCAGCCGTCTGAGACAGCCAGACCAGCGCGCCTTCAGTTAGCGCGTTCGTATTGATACCACGCAGCATGCCCGTGATACAGACGAACCCTTCGGCTGTATGGTCGATGCTTTCTGCGGTGATGCCAAGGGTCGTAGCGGCGGTCAGTTCTCCGGATGCATCAGCTAGCGCCACTTCTGGCCGGTCGCCATGTGCGCCGAGGATATAGACCGCTTTCCCTTTGGCGATTGTCGTGCCGGTGCGGTTCATGACACGCACTAGCTCTTGCGCGCCCAGTCGGTAACTCACATTCGCGTTGAGCGCCAGCGTCAGCGTGCTATCTGTGGTGTCCCATGCCATTGGCGCTGCACCGCCGTCCCAGTTGATGGCCCCTGCACTTGGCACGGCTACGCCGGTAACCGTGCCTCCGGTGATGGCTACACTGGTAGCGTTTTGCAGGGCCATCGTGCCAAGGCCAGAGACGGCACTATTCGGGATTGTCAGTGACGCGGTGAACGGGCTACTTCCATTGCCGTAAACGTATCCCGTCAGGCTCGACGCGCCGGTGCCACCATTAGCGACACCGACAATTCCGCTGAGGCTGATATTGGGGCTGAGACTGCCCACCACCGACAGCGGTGACGACGCCGTAATGGACTGCACCGCGCCTGGCACTCCCTGCGGCCCCTGTGGGCCTTCTGGTCCCTGCGGGCCAATGGCCCCGACGGACGCCACAACCGTGACGGTAGTGCCGTTGTCGATAACCTCAACGACGTTTGGCTGGTCGACGTTTTCGACGCTGCGCTGGTCCTCGTCGACGTTGACCGTGTTGGGCCGGTCATGATACTCCACGCTCATCGCGTCACCTCGGCTCTCACCGTGAAGGTGCCCTGCACTAAGCGCGTGACCACCGCTCCGTTCACCAGCTCCAGATCATAGACATACTTCTGCGGCGGCAGCGTCGTCATGTCCGCGGCCGTGACAGTCAGCGTGATCGTGCCTGCCATGCCGCCGAGGGCAATCCGGCCGTTGCTGTCGGTCAGTTCAAGGACCACAGAATCGTTAGCCACCGACGTCCGGAGTTGCATCCGAGCGGTGTAGCCCGTCAAGTTGACGGCCGCGCCGGTGTCGTCTTTCCACGTGAGCTGGCGCGTGAACGTCGCGCCTTGGTCGGTGATGATGTGATACTGCCCTGCTGGTGCGGCCATGGGTTAACCCTCAAATCTTGGGGACGTTTGGAGTCCATCCAATATTTTGGATTGGATGGCGGCGCGCACCCACGCATGGGCCACGCCACTGGTCACGTGCTGGGGGGTCACGCGAAGAAAGCGCCACCCGGCAATGGCCAAGGCGGCAATTTTCTCGCAGTCGCCCATGACGCCGAGACCGCGCACGTGTCGGCCGCCGTTCCAGATGCCGCCGTCGATTTCCACGGCGAGTTTGTGGCCAGGGAAGGCGATATCGACGCGCCAGAGTCTGACGGGATGGAACCGGTATTCGGGCACCGCGCCGAGGTCAGCCGTGAGGGCCAGCAAGGTCGCTTGCGCCTTCGTCAGCTTCGGGCTAGTTGCCGTAGGTCTGCGTGGACGGCGTCCAGCCCGTTTTCCGGAGGGTGCCGTAAACGTAGGCGTCGGCTCTGGCACCGGTCAACCCTTTCTTTTTGGCTTCTTTCCGCAGTTCGGCTTCGAGTTTCTTGGGCATAGGTGGTCCCCGTCGTGATGGTAGCACGGTCATCGGTCCAGGTAACCGTCTGCCCAGAGCACCACGACGAGGACCGCCCCAAGAATAAGGGCTGCGCCAACCGTCAAGACTGCGCCAGTGCCCGCCGATAGCGAATATCGGCCCGCGCCTGCGCAATCAGCCGTTCGATTTCGCTGCTCGGAATGTCGCCAATGGCTGGCGTCCGGAGCTGCTTCTGGAGGTCGTCCAGGCTTCTGGCGTGGACGAGTTGCCCCGGCCGTCGCAGGTTGGCGGGACGCACCTGCTTGCGCTCCCTGCGGAAGTAGGCGGCGCGATGCTCGCTATTGACGTAAAGGCGCTGCTTGAGTCCTGGCGAGCCGTCGCGCCACGGGATGGTTTGCCCGCAGCCGCACTTGCAGCGTGGGCGGGCCTTGCCGCTATGCGTCGGGGCGAGGGTCTTCTGTGGCATCGGGGCCTCCATGCAGGACCAGGTGTAAGGCGTCGTAGAGTTCTCGAATGCTGTAGAGCGGTTCAACAATCCAGTGCTGGCTCCCCCAGTCGCGCGGGTCGTGCGCGGCAAGGTGCCAGTCCGCGTCAAGGCCGGTGCGGTAGCGCCACGCGGCTGGTGGACATGGGTAGTAGGTGTCACGCGGTGTGGTCATCGTCGTCTCCGGTGTTGCGCGTAGGGTCTAATTGTTGCGCCGATGCGGTCATTGTTGCGCGGAGTCATCGCGTCCCTCCGTTCATTTCGCTCAACTATACAGATCGCTCAGATACACCAAGCAAACCGCCATTTGCTATACACATACGCCGCCGCTGTGGCTGTTCATCGCGCGTCATGGCGTTTCCCAGTTTCCACGAGCCTAACCAGCACTTGCCACATGCCCGCCAATTCTCGCCACTCGTCATCGGTTTGCCAGTAGGCCATCTGGTCAGCCAACAACTGGCCAATGCGTTCCCGTTCGGCCTTGACTGCCGCGTCAATACGCTGCTGGATGGCCTGTTCGTCAGTCATCGCGTCCTCCGGGCTCGTCCACCAGATAGTCAAAACACACCGACAGCAGCGCCACCAGCACCACCACCAGCAGGCAGGCGGCGGCAATGACAATGCCCCAGAGCAGTGCCGTCATTGCATCCTCCGCAGGGCTTCGCGGTAGCCACTGTCGGCCGCATGGTGCGTGATGCCTTCGTCATGCACTTGGAACCGCTTGGCGCGTTCGTAGCGGATGAGCCTCGCCAGACTGGCATACACGTTGGCGCTGGTCTCGTCGCCGTGCCGCGCGGCGTAGCTGCTGCCGCACACGGCGTGGTATAGCAGCTGGTCCATGATGTCCCGGCTGGTCGCCTCGCGGATGTTGCGGCCCCAGCGGTCAAGGTCAATGGTTGGCGTGTGCGGCATCATCGCGTCACCGCCTCGAAACTCATCCACCTGGACGGGTAGACGATGGTGTCGTCGTCGCAATACCAGGTGCCACCGATGCGGCGCGCCCGGTAGATTTCTTCGCCGTCCTGCACCAGCACGTAACCCGGACGAGGCGTGTAGACGTCCATGTCCTGCCAGCCGTGCGGGTCGCGCTGGGACTGCTGGAGCGCCTCGATGGTGTCAGCCGCCCAGACCATCAGGTCGGCCGTATAGCGCTGCGCGTGGGCAATGCGGTCGGCTTGGAGGCGCAGGCAGCGGAGGTTCACTTCACCGGGCGTGCAGCTCATCGCTCACCTGCAACGCGCCTTCCAGCCGTCGACTGCGATGCACATGACCGCACAGGATCAATCAGCGGCCACGGGTAATGCACCGAGGTGCCGTACAGCTTCCCGATGGAGTGATACTCCATGAACGCCACGATTGCCCGCTGCGTCTTACGAAACGCCTCATGGTACGTCGACTGTCGTACACCCGTCCGCAGCAGCCATTCCCGCAACAGCACCGCGGGCTTGTCTCCGTCGCCGCTAGGCAGTTCCTGCCCACAGAGAATCCGGCAGAAGTCGCCCAGCCTGTCGAGGTCACGCACATAAAACCACGCAAGTACCACCGCGCTCCACACACACGCCGCCGTGACCCCACGCTGCTTCACCGCAATAAACGGCGCAATGAACTCAAGCGGCGATCGCAGCGTGTCGATCATCTGCGCAACTTCCTGTTTGGACACCTGCCGATTATCGCCTTTGGCATACCGCATTACGCTCCTCGCAATGGCGACCGTCGTCTGTGTCACTACTTCCCCGCGATCCAAGGAAATCGAGTCAGAGGCCGTTCGCTTCGCGTGGTCGTCCATCGCAATCTGCGAGGACGACGGTACCCCCCGTGTCACCACCATCCGTTGCGGCATACCGCTCTCCACGATGGCTGCGAGCCGATGCTGGCCGTCCAGCAGCGTCCCGTCGCAGTTCAGCGCGATGCCCTGATGCGTCAGCAGCCAACGCCCGGTCTTCATCTCGCTTGCGTAGTGCGAGACGACCGTGCTGCGCAGCGGTCGGTTGTTGGTGTTTGCGGTTAGCAGTTCAGCCGCACGCGCTGGCGTAATAGTCTCAATCGTGACATGCATCGTTGTCTCCTCCGACGTGTTCTGTTCACCACTCATCGCTCACCTGCCACGCGGCGCAGGCGTGTCGTGGCCACTTCCTGCCGCTGCTGCCAGTCGTCTTCGTCCCACTTGGCGAGGCTCACGGCGTGGAACTCCAGCTTCCGCGCCAGACGCCACGCGGCCGTGAATCCGACCGCCATGCCGACCATTACGCCGAGCATCAAACTTACCCACAGTGTGTCCGGTGTCATCGCATCATCCTCCGTATGGCGATCCGCGCCAGCCGCCATCGCAGCCAGCGCGGAAGCCAGGCCCACATTAGAACGACCGTCCTGTCAGCATCCGCTCGATGGATGCGCCAGTCATGAGCGACGCCGCGGTGGGCGAGGCATGGCGACGGCCCTGCCCGTCGACGTAATAGCGCGTCGTGGCACCTCGCCCAGCATACGGGCGCACCGTGATGCGCTGCACCCCTGGATAGGCTGAGTTGATTTCATAAATGGCCAATGCTCCGGTGCCGGTATCCTGCACGCCGGGGTTGGTTGCGTTGCCAATCGTGGTGTTCCGTGTCCAGTCCGTATTCGTCATGGTGTCCTCCGTTGGTTGTTGTCGGCACCGCCCGCCGACAGAAACCACTTTACATGCCTACTTTCAGCGTGTCAATAGATTTATTCAGCCCCCGAAAGATTTAACATCCTTAACAATTTTCACCACTTCCGCACCGTGCCGCAGACCGTGCAGGCCCATGCGGACGTGAAGAACGGCCCCCGCTGCTCGGCATGGAGCGTGTGCCTGAGCTGCCGGTGAGCGGCAAACCACACGGCGTCTGGCATCCGCAGGTGGGCCGTGGCGTCTCGGCGTGCGGCGTCCAGTTCGGCCAGCCCGGGATTGCAGCGGCCTTCGCAGATTAGTCGAGCGGTTCGGTCCATAGTCCATGCTCCTTGAGGGCGGCTTCGTAGCCTTTGGTGTAGCCGCGGTTGTATCCCGTAGTGGCTCCGGCATGATAGCCCTTCCGGTAGGCCTTCGCGTAGGCCGTGGGCGCGTCAATCTCGCCAATCATCGCCCGGACACGCTCAAAGTGCTTGCGCTTCGTGGCCAGTGCCCCGCGTTTGCCGGCGGCTTCGGCCCACGCGCGTAGCCTGGCTTTCTCTTCCGGGCCAATCGTGCGCTTCCGGCACTTGCGCGAGCAGGCCTTCTGCACGGCGCGTGGCGCGTCGAAGGCCTTCTTGCAGGTGATACAGATTTTCTTCACTGGCATGATGCCTCCGGACCTGCGATACGTGCCGCCAAGCTGTGCTGTCCCATCGCCTGCAGGCGCGCCAGAAACTCCGCTTCGGTCATGGTCACCGCCGTGGGCATGAGCTTCGCCCGTGCGCGCTGCTCGGCGGCGCTGATTGGCATCTGCGACTTCGCGAGGTGGCTAGTATCAGGCGGCGGCACTCGGCAGTCTGGGCAGCGCCTGACGCCTTCGTAGACGGTCTCGCCAAGCCCGTAGCCGCGGAATGGCACGGCGTCGATCCACGTCGACCCCGCGCAGGTCGGGCACTTGCGCGAGACCACCTGGTCCGGCGCTTTGAGGGCCGTGACTTCCGCGAGCAGCTCGGCCAGCGTCGGCCACCAGCGGTCGGTCTTCTTGGCCATGAGGTTGTCCACCGCGCGCGTCAGCCGCTCGGCGTCAATATGCTCCAAGGCCTTGTGCCACTCCTGCCCCATCGACTCGATGCTGTGGGGCACGTAGTAGCCCGCCAGCGCGAGCCGGTTCATTTCCTCAAAGACGTCGTGTATCCTCATCGGCCCTCCTGCATGCGTGCCCTGCGTTCAGCGTTCAGTCGAATGATGCGCGTGACCGGCCCCTCATTGGGGTAGAGGTCGCGGTCCCCGTCGTCCATCTTCTCCGTCCACCGAGCGTTCCAGAACTCCCACATCGACCCTGTAGGCACCCGCCCAGAAGCCTCCCAGCGCTCCCGCACGGACTGCGCCCAGGCCAGCACCTGCGCGGGCGTCATCTTCGCCCGTCGCGCAAACTGGTTGGCCATGTCTTCCGGTAGGCAGACCCAGTCGCACAGTTCGCTGACGTGACCTCCGTGGCGCTTGTGGAAATGCAATGGGCTTTCAACCAGAGAACCTCTTCTCTCTGGTTGTACTGACTCTGGTTCAACTACCTCTGGTTTTTGCACAAATCCTTGGGGGTATCCTTGCACAAATCCTTGGGGGGGTATCCCCCCACCAATTTGTGCAGCAGCACTCTGTGAGGGCATGTCCTGCTGGTGTGCATGGCTGGGCGACTGAGCGCCATCTGTCGTGCGCGCGGCCATCTGCGGTGGGGCCACGAAGACCAGCGTATAGTGATTCGTCATGACCTTGCCGTCCTTGGTCATGCGCCGATCCTTGGTCAACGCGCCGATGCTGACCAGCTCGCGTAAGGCGTTGGTGACGGTGTTGCGATGCCAGCCAAGGTCATCGGCCAGACGCTGCTGTCCGGGCCAGCATTGCCAGGTCTCGCGGTTGGCATACCGGCATGCCATCCAGCCAAATAACACCTTGGCGTTGGATTGAATCGGCGCGGTTAACACCCACGCGGGTGTCATGCCAAACGGCCCAAGTTGTGTGCGAAATCGAGCGGGCGATTCGTCCATCTCTGTCCTTTCATGCAGGACAGCACCCACGGTACAATGGCGGGAGCCTGTCGCTGCGGATTCCAGCGTCACGGTCAGGGCACGGGCGAGGCCTCATACCTCGGTCGTGCCCGTCTAGTTTATACCAGACCGACGCCCCGGCGTCTCTCCTTCCACCTCAATTAAGTGAAAGCACCGAAGCGTCGGCCCAGATGCAGGGCCGGTTGTGCCGCCTCCCAGCGCCGCACACAGCGTGCGGTGGTTTCCGCTCAGGGTTCGGGCTGAAGCGGGGGCACCGAGCACAACCGGCACCACCTTAGAACGGAATGTCGTCGCTCGTCACCGCCCGACGGCCGGACGGTGCGGCCGCAGGCGCGGCCTGCTGCCCCATCGGCGTCTGTTCGTAGATGCGGTAGTCCGGCGTCTTTTCCCCGTCCTGTTTCTTGCTATTCGGAAACACCACAATGCGCTGCCCGTTCACCGTGCCGCTCAGATAGGGCATTCCGCTCTTGCTGGTCTGCTTCCACAGACCGCCAATGTCTTTCTTCTGCTGCTGGTCGCTCACGCTGTCACTCCTTCTGGTTGCCGCCACGTCTGCACGGCCGCGTTGACCTCGGCCAGGAACGGCTCAAGGTAGTCCATCCGATACATCTCCACTCGAATCCTCGATACCACCTCCACCACGAGCTGCATGTGGGGCGGCATCGCGGGGCAATAGCTGGCGAGCCAGCAGGCATCAGCCCCCGTCACCAGCAGATTGTGCGTGCATTGATCGAGGTAGTCGCGCACCATCGCCGTGGGTGCGTTCAGGTAGCGCCAGTGCGTCTTCGGCTTTGGCACCTTCAGTTCCACGATGTCGCCCTGGCTGGTGTAGCCGTCGATGCTGCACCCGACCCACGGCACCTGCGTCGATTGCAGGAAGCCAGACTCAAAGATCAGCGTGTCCAGCCGCGTCTCCAAAGCCGACCGCGCCGCGCATTCCAGTTCACTGCCGCGGACCATCCACGGCGTGACCACGGCATCCTCGGCACTCTGGCCCGTCAGCCGCTCCACCACCACCTGCGTCAGGTAGTCCTCACGAGCCGCGCTGGGCTTGCCGTCCTTCCGCGTCGCGGTGATGTCTGAGGCTCTCGACCCGGTCACGTAACCCACACGGGCCTGCAACCACTCCGGCGTGCCCTGCGCCGCCGGATGCACCGTATACCGGTCGGGCCTCATGCCTGCACCTGTGCCGCACGGGCCTTGATGCCAGACAAGTGCTGGTCGTAGTGTGTCTTGGCGAAGGTCTTGTATTCCGGCTTGCTCGTCTTCCAGCACTCGGCCACCGCCGCGGACCCATTTTCTGCCAGCACTTCGAGGTCCAGCAGCCACTGCGAGAAGCCTTCCGGCTCGGTCACCACCACTTCGTGCGTCGTGGCGTCCGCATCCGGCGTGCCGTCGACGGGCACGCAGAACGCCTGAAACATCGCATACTTGTAGGCGGCAGACATCGCCTTGTTCGTGGCCTTGTCTCCAGAGTCCATCGCCTCGCCCATCACGCGGACGGTATGCTTGGACCCATCTTCTGCGGCCACGATGTCGTATTCCACATCCAAAACCACATAAAACAGGGCCGTGCCACGCGCATTCGCCCGTTCAACTACCGTGCGTGACAGCACCCGTGGCAGGAGCATCAGCCCGTGCCGCGCCATGACCGGCGATAGCGCGTTCATGACGTCGTCAATGCCCCGGAACCGGAAGCCTTGCGACTCGTTCTTCTGGCGCTTGCCCACGCCCACTTGCGCCAACTCTGCGGCCACCGCCGCAATTGCCTTGTAGACCTGCATATGCCCTCCGCTGTCGTTTTAGAATGCGCCCAATGCCACCAGTGTCCAGAAGGCCATGATGGGTCCAACCACCACGCCAAACACCAGCGCCTCGCCCCACGTCGGTTCTTTCGGTGTCCTCATTGTGCCTCCTGCACTTTGCGCGGCCGTCCCGTCTTGCGGCGCGGCCGGTTCTGGATGGCCTCGCGGTCGGCAGGCGTCAGGATGCAGACGCCGCCAAACTTGGCCAGCGTCAGCCCCGTGGCCTGCACGAGCTGATGCACCCGCGCGCGGGTCACCCCCAGCTCGGCCGCATACTCTTTCATGGTCATTGCCCCGTCTGGTCGATTGTCCATGCGAATTACTATACACCATGCAAGACATCAGTGCAAGCGATAAAAAAGCCCCGGCACCGTTGGGCGGCAGTGCCGGGGCAGGCGTGCGGAGGACACGCGCATTCGCGGAGGGCGAATGTCTCGACTATACCAAAGTTTGCGTTAATGCACCACGCCAGACGTCGGCGGCGCAATGGCTGGCGGCTCGGCCTGCATCGGGGCCACAAAGACCGGCAACCCGAGGCACAGGGCCAGCCAGAGTTCCCAGCGCGCGCCCCGTGAGGCTTCCCAGCTGGGCAGCAGCACGATGGCGTCTGCCAAGCGCAGATGCCACAGGCAGACCAGCAGGCACCGCCACCACGGCCGTGTGATGGGATTCAGCGTTGCTGGGTTGATGGCCGTAATGCCCCGCTGCCGCAGGCATTCTTCCATGGCATAGAACGCTGGGTGGTTCCAGCTCGGCAGGCCCGTCATGGGTCCCGCGATATAGACCAGCGGCGTCACTGGAACCTCCGTCGCGCGCGGTCTGGGTCAAACGCTCGGTCGACGAGCCGAATCAGCCGGTCGCGCGCCTCGTCCTGGCGCGCCTCGATGTTGTCGATGATGGCGTCAAACGTGAAGCCGTTCAGCGAGGTCTCGCTGGCGTGGCCCGCATCTCGGTCGGTCGTGATGACCCGCGAGCCGTCCGCATGCCACCGCCGCACGTCCACGCAGATGCCCCCGTAGGCGCGAATGAACGCGGCCTCGTTAGGGAACCGGAGATCCGGAATCACGACCAGCAGCCCCTCCGGCGCGCTCTCCAGCCACTCATGGATCGTCCACGCCACAATGCGCACCCACGTGTCCGGGTCATGCGCGCGGCCCTCCATGCCGAGCCGTTGCAGGAGTGGCCCGTCCTTGGTCGTCATGCCGTAGTCGGCCCGTGCCAGCACCTTCACCGCGTCGGCAAAGCCCAAGCGGCGGCTGTTGCCGTAGTGGTTGAGCAGGGCATCGGTCAGCATGTCCTTGCCCTGCCGCGCTTTGTGTCCGAGGCCCACGAGGGCCACGCCGTCAAGATCCGGCCAAGTCGTCGTCGTCATCATCCGTGAGTCCGTCAGCCCGTCGTGCGACGGCCATAATGCCCGGGTAGAGCTGGAGCGTCACCCAATCCAGTGCCCGCAGGATGCCCACGGCCAGCGCATGCAGCAGGCAGATGCCCACCCACACCACGGCCATCGGCGCATACAGCATAGCCCAGAGCAGGCGCATGGTTAGGCCCGCATCAGCAGGGAATGCGACCTGAACTGCCGCAGCCGCAGATAGTCTGGCACGAAGAGGTAGCACCGCCCGTCGCCGTCGATGATGCGCCCCGCCCACAGGAAGGCAGCATGCCCGTCAGGCCCGTCAATGTCCGTGCAATAGAGGATGCCTGTGTCCGCGTGCAGGTCCGGTCGGCGTTTCACGCGCGTCTTGATGCCCAGCCGAGACGCCGCGTGGCGAAACTCGGCCCACGGGGCCACGCCTTGCGCCAGCACGCTGGCTGGGTCGTCGAAGGCGGCAAAGGCCGTGGGCCAGTCGACGCCGCACAGCATGGCCAGTGAGGCCACCGCGCAGTCGCCATGCCCCTGCTGCTGCGGCACAAACCGCACCAGATGCGGGGGACTGCCTACCAGCGTGCTGGGTCGAGCCATACCATCCGCACCGAGTGCATGTCCGTCCGGCCCTTATGCTGTGTCAGGGTGCAGTAGCCCCGGCGCTGCGGGCGTCCGCGCACCTGGGCCGAGAGCTGGTAGCCGTGCGTCTCCGTCATGCAGCCGAGTTCGATGAGGAGTTTGTCGGCGCGCCACGGAATCCACGCCAGCTGGTGCGTGTGGGCTTGGCAGAGGATGCGCCACGGGTCGAGCTGCATGGCCTGTTCCTGGTCGCTCAGCCATTCCTCCACGCCGCGCATGGCCGACCCCGGCACGCGCGAGAACTTCTCCGCGTGGCTGACGATGATGTCGCCCACCTGCGTACACCACTTTACGTCGAACCGACCCACCTGCACCGGGTTGAACCGCACACTCGGATAGCGGCGGCACATGGCGCGCAGCACCGAGAGGTCGCCGCCCGCAAGATATTGCAGCGCCGCCACCATCTCTTCGGGCAGGAGCGCCCGCACGCGGCGGTCAAGCCGTTGGTCGTGGTTGCCTTCAATCAGGAGGATGTCCGAAAACGCCCCGGCCAGCGTGCCGAGCAGAGCTTCGGCCCCCGCCAGTTCCGTCTCGATGCCGACGCGTTCGTGTTTGCTATAGGACGAGATGCTGTAGAGGTCGAGGAAATCGCCCGCAATGATGAGTGTCGTATCGGGCTTGCCCCCCTCCTGCGCGATGAGATGCGCCACGGCCTCCGGGTCATGGAAGGGCGCGTGAAAGTCTGACGCCACCACATATCGGCGCGTCTCTCCGGCCTGATAGGGCGGCGCGGTGACCTGCACACGGGCGCGGCCGATGAACGCATCCAGAATCGCCCAGGCTTCCTCGGCGGTGGACGGCAAGCGCGACGGCGTCTCCTCGTAGGCGGCGCGCGGCTGCGCCACCATCGTGGGCGGTAGCGGCGGGGGCGGCGGCGGCTCCGGCGTCGGCGGGGCCAGCCCGACCGCAGGCACGGGCAAGCCACGGCTCCGCGCCCAGCTCCGCGCCATCAGCCAGCGGGCGCTAAAAGTCTTCCGGTTGATACCCACCGCCTCGGCAGCACGCGTGACGTTCTGGTAGCGGCAGACCAGTTCGTAGGTGTCTTGGAGGTCGGCTTCTGACAAGGAGGGCTGCGGCACTAGTCGTCCTCCGGGCCGTCAGGGTCGTCGGGCAGAAACACCACCGCCGCCACGACCATCAGCACATACGTCACCAGCACAAACCCGAGCGCAATCGTCAGCCACACCATGATGCCCTCCGAGTGCCACAAACCAGCGCCCGCACGCCGCGCACACCAGATAGCCTGGCGCGCGTGACGTGGTCGGGCACTGGTCACACATACCGGTTAGTTGCTCGCGTCTTTCGCCGTAATCAGGCCGATGCCTGCCAGCACCGCAGGCCCATCGGTCTGCCAGTCAATCTGGCCCGTCGCAATAATCTTGGACACCACTGCCAGAATCGCGGCCACACCCGACAACGTCGTCTTCCAGTTCTTCATCGTCAGTCCTTTCTTGACCTCATCCGGGACCGGCATGCCGAGCGCGAGGTCACGCGCGGCATGCAGCACGGCGTCCCACCAGGACGCCGAGAGATACTTCGTGCGCATCCGGTCACGCGCCGTCTGCCAATCCGCGCGGCCCTGCTCCAGCAGGTCATATAGCCGCGACGCGGCCCCAGAGAGCCGCAGCAGGCGCAAGGCGCGGCGCATCAGTCGCGCCCGACCGTGCCAGTGAGCGTGCCGAGAAAGCCAGCCTTGACCCGCAACGGCAAGCCAGCGTCCAAGCGCGCATGGAGCCGCTGCACCTCGGCGCGCAAGGCGGCAACCGCGTCCAGCACCTCAGCGACGCTCGGCCCTGCGGGAACCGTAGGCACCACCACCGGCGGCGCAGGCGGCGCGCTCCACGTGGCAGGGTCCACTGGGGCCACCCACGTGCGGTCGGCGCTCTGCGGCGGTCCCACAGGCGTCCACGTGGGCTGCGACTCGGCCCCAGCGGCCGTTAGAATGTCCACCAACTCATTGCTGGGCGCATAGTGCAGGATGTCGTGGGCAATCTCCTGCCCATTCGGCAGACGGCCACGCGTGCCAGACACCTTGCGCGAGGTGCCCCAGCCTTCGCCCCGATGCCGCCACGCCACCGCGTTGCACAGCTCGGCACACTGGTCATCAGTCATCCGTGCGCCATACTTGGCGCGTTCAGTTTTCACGCTCTCCAGTAGATTCTGCATGTCGTTCCTCCCAGCGGCCCAGCCGCGCGGTAATCTGCCCGTCACGTGACGCCGTGATGATGAGTGCCCCCGGCTGACGCTGTCCCGTGGCCTCAGAGGTCACCGGAATCATGATGCGGACGCGGTCGTCGTCCAGCGTATCCCGTCGCACCGACGGGCCGGGGCGCGCATCCGTCATGGCTCCGCTCCGGTGCGCAACATGTTCACCAGCCGATTGCCACGAATCGGTCCCACCTGCACATACCAGCGCGAGTCCTTCAGTTCGTCCGCGGCGCGGGCATAGTCCTTCGCGGCCAGTGCCGCCAGCATCTTGCGAAAGCCCAGCACACGCGGTCGGCCCAGGTTGAAACACAGTTCCACGATGACCCGCTGCCGCACTTCGTCGAGCGTCTCAAACCACGGGAACGAGGTCGCGTCATGCAGGGCGTCGGCAATGTCCACGTCCAGCGCCTTGTTCGCCTGCGCCCGCGTCCACTTCATGTGTTGCACTTCGTGCGCCATGCGGCCGTGCAGCGCGTGTCCAAACCCAATCGTCCACACGCCGACGGTGTCCTGATACGGCCGCGAGCGGAACCCCTCGGCCTCGCGTAGGTGACGCTTGAGTTTGGTGAGGTTCATTTCCGGTCCTCTAAGACTCGGTCAATGCGGTCGCGCAGATATCGAATGTCTGCCAAAATCTGATTCATCTTCGAGTCTTGGTCGGCTTCGATGCGCGCCAAGTCACGCTCCGTGGACAGCACTTTCCCTTCAATCCGCACGAGCCACGCAATGCCCATCACGATGGCCAGTGCGAGGGTGATGGTTGCTTCGTCAGACATGGCAGAGACTCTCGGGCATTATGCCCCGAGACCCTCCAGCGCCGCCACGCGCGCCCTCAAATCTTGCACCTCCGCAATCAGGAGCGGCACAAACGCGCTGACGTCCATTTGCTGATAGCGCGGGGTGCCGTTGCCATCCACCGCATCTTTGCTGCCAGTCACGGCATACGGGGCCACCGTTGCCGCCTCATGGGCAATCAGCATGGGCCGTTCCATCGTGGCCCCTTTCATCAACCCTCGATAGACTTTCAGCGCATCAATCGCGCTGCCCGCATCGGTCACTGGCCCGAGAATGTCTTTGGCACGGTAGTCCGAGGTCGTGTTGTAGGCCGTCAAGACGCTGGCGCGATTGAACGTAATGGAGCCGCGCACACTGGGTGACGCCTCTGTCGCAAACGCCACAAAGCTATTGTCGCCAGCCGTTGCGCCGTTCCACACTTCGCCAGTCGCGGTTGCCGCCGTCGTGCTGTAGAGCGTCAAGGCGTGGCCACTGCCTCCGGAGACGTTCAGCCGTCGCGCGCTGCCGCCGCTGACCAGCTCGGTGGTCACGCCGATACACACGTTACGCGACGAATTGACGCGCAGCGCCTCAGAGCCACCACAGCTTAGGCCGACGTTGTCACCGGCTGGAAACCACAGGCCCGTGTTGGTGTCTCCTGTCGGGTAGAACGATGGCGCGGCCGCCGTCCCCGCCACAATCGCCACCTTGCCGCCAAACTCAAACGTGGCATACGACCCGGCCCCGCCGAACATCTGGTCGATTTTGTCGTAGACGCTGCTACTAATCTGCGCGGCATTCCATGCCGTGGTGCCATCCGTAAATGTCGAGCGGGTAATGGTGGAAGCAGCCATGCAATATCCTTACGAGGTTTTAGTCTGGGCCAGCACTTGGTCGAGCGTCTGCGTCCGCACCGACGGCGCGGCCTTCACCTGTCGGCTGATGTCGACGGTGGAATTAGCCACCGTGCCCTTGACGGAAATGGTCACATCCTGCGCCACTGGCGCAGGGCTGGTGATGGAGACGTTCGTGGGCGAGGTAATCGCCGTGTAGATGCGCGCCCCCGGATAGACCTGTCGGGCCACGTCGTGCCGGATGTCATCCGCGACAAACGTAATCTCCTGATACCCGCCAGAAATCTTAGAGGCCAATGCGGCCGCGCGCGGAGCCACCTCATTACGTGCCAGCGCCGTATTGTCATCCAGCACAATACGCGCCGCGCGGACCACCGAGTCATTGATGTCGCGCAGCGTCAGGCTCGCCGTCGCGTTCGTCGCGCGACCAAACCAGCGCACCGCGGTGCCCGCAGGCCACGCCGTGGTGAGCGACGAAATCAATTCCAGATAGCCTTCAGTCGCCGCCAGATAGGTGCGCCCCGCAAAATACACAGACGCCACCTCTGTGCCTACTTGGATCGCATTGTTCACGGCGATGCCACCAGGAAAGCCGGGAATCAATCCATCATTGGGCAGGTAGTCTGGCGCGATGAACGACACCATATCTTGCAGGTAGATGCGCGTGCTGTTGACATCCGTGGCCAGTGTCGTGCCTTTGCCTAGGACGCGCGCTTCGGTCGCCGTATTTGTGTAATCACGGTAGACGTTGACATCGGCCACATTGCGGCTGGTCGTCGTGATGGTGTTGACCTGCGAGAGGTGGTCCGCGTTCTGGAACACATGCACATGCCGGTCTGGCGTCACGCTCAGATACGCGCTGGCCGTGTCGGCTACTCGTTGCAAGGCCTCCAGTAGCGTGGCGTTGTCAAACGTCAACTGCGGCGCATCGCCCAGCCCCTGCGAGATATACCCAGGCACGAACACGCTGTTGTATTGGTTTAGCAGTTGCCCGACGAGCGTATTGAAGCCCACGCTGCCGTACGTGCCCGTGACGCCGCCCGTCTGGTTGAGCTGCCACGTGAGGTCCTGCGCGGCAATCTCGCTCACCACCGTCTGCGACACATGCCGCAGCACGTCGCGCCGCTCCAGCATGTTGCCCTCGAACAGCACATCGCCAAAGTCTGTCGGGCTGGTCGTGGTCGTCAGCGACGAGGGCGGCACCTGCGTCACCCGAACGAGGCCTGCATTCAGGAGCGCCGTGTCATTCACGAGCGTGAAATTGAGCGTTGACGGCTCGCCCAGTTTCTGCGCGATTTGCCAATCATTGGCGACGTAGGGCGTGATGTCGCGACGCACATACGTGGACCCGGCCACCGTGCTACTGACCCAGAATTGCAGCCGCCGAGGATACACCCCCAGCGTCATGCTGCCCACGGTGCCCGAGCCGACAATGCCGTGGCTCATGCGGCCCGTCCCACCCGGCGCAGATTCTTGCTCAGTTCATCGCGCACGATATCGGCCAGCCCAGAGCGCGCCGTCGGGCTGTCAAGGTAGCCTGCCACGTTAATCACGACGTTGACCGCAGGGCCACGTGCCCCACCCATGCGCGCCTGTTCTGGTGTCAACACGACCTCACCTGGGCGCAGCAGGGCCGGGATGATATCGCGGCTTGACGGTGGTCGATAGTCTCGACCGACCACGCCACCGCGGTCAAAACCCGGAGGCTCCGTATCAGGATAGCCTCTATAGCGGAAATCAATTTCTCGCGGCACACGATTGACGGCATCTGTGGCTTTGCGCGAGAAATTGTCGGCCTGCTGTGCCGCAGTTTTAAATGAACTCGTAAACCCGTCAGTGATTTTGTCCACGAGTTCGGTAATTTTGGCAATCAACTTATCGACAGCAGTCTCAACCGGCGCGCCAAACTTAATGCCGCCCAAGTCCGTCAGTTTTTTGCCGTTGGCATCGGTCAACTTGCCCTGCTGTATCATGGCCTCCAAAATGGGGCGCATGTTTTCTGGCACGGTTGACCCGGTCTTCATCGCATTCTCAAGAAACTTATTGATTTCGTCAGACATGCCAGCAATAACGCCATTAAGGTCAGCGCCTCCCTTAATCATCGTGTCAAATGACCCAATGATGTCAGACGCCGTTTCATTGACTTTGTTCTGGTTGAATGCTGGGCCAAGTGCCGTGAGTTCGACGCCATATTTCTTTGCGGCCTCTTCCATGGCTTTAAACTCGCTTTGGCTCCCACGACCAAGCCCTTCTAGGAGTTTTTTGTTTTCTTCAGTCAATTGCCCAGACTCAATGAGTTTATCAATGGACAATTGCAGCGACTCTGGCAGTACCAGCCCTAGGGTATCGGCTTCTTTTAGCAGCGTGCCCATCTCGGTGTTCATCTTGGCCAGTTCTTCTTTGGCTTTTTCCGCAGCTTCTTCGGCGGCTTCTAATTCTTTGTTGAACGCATTAATCGCCGCTTCCATATCTTTCGGTTTTTGCGCGCTGAACAATTTGTCCATCGATACGCCAGCCGCATTTGCCCGGTCTCTGACGGCATCAATGCCGCCTCCAGCCGCCAGGAACTTGTCGCGCATGTCTGACGCAAGCTTCTGCTGTGATGGGCCAAACAGCTTCCCAAACAACTTTCCGGCCAGTTCCCCACCAAGTTGCCCGACGATGGCTCCTAGCGGCCCGCCCAGACTGCCGAGCGCCTTGCCGAGCGTCGGGCCAAGGCTTTTGCCAATGACCGCGCCAAACTGCTGCCCGAGGTCCGCGCCCAGCCCTTGCCCCAGCATCGAGCCAATCGTCTTGGTGACCGACCCGCCGCCCTGCACCGCGCCCACCACGGCAGGGCCAAGGTTCTGAAATGCCGTGGCCAACCCTTCGAATGACGGCTTGAACCGTTCCGTGTCGCGCTGCACGGTTTGCGCGAACGTCGACCACGCCTTTGACCCTTGGCTGCTGAAATAGCTAATGCTGCCCTGAAACTTCAGCAGGGCCGCTGTGGCGTTGTCCACGGGCTGGCGGTCAAACTCAAAGATATCGGTAATTTTCTTGCCGCCAGACGCATTGAGCCGCAGAATCTCCGCGTCAAGCCGTTGCACCCACTGGCTGGCGTATTCGATGCCTGTGCCCATCACAATAGACGCCTCGCGCGCTTTTTTCTGCTCGGCAGCAAGCCGCAAGATCTGCTTTTCTGCGGCCTCTGCGGCGCGCCGTTGGTCGTCGAGCGCTTTGCTGGCTTTATTGAAATCGTCGACCGCGACGCTGCCCAATCCGGGCGGTATCAGCTTGCCTGTGATATCAGGCACTTTGGGCAATTCGTTGGCCAGCGCCGCAATGTCATCGCCCAAGCCCATGGTGACCTGTCGCGCCAGCGTAAACGGCTCCACCATCATCCGATACGTTTCCACGCCGACGGCGACAATCATGCCGATGAGCACCTTCCCGGCCTGCGTGACGTAGTTCATGGCGTCACCAGCGGCGTCAAGATTGCTAATGACTTCCTGACTCATGACCAGACTGACATCTTCCGCGCCTTTGGCCACCTCTTCGAACATCGGAATGAGTTCCGCGCCACTGCGGCCAAACAATGCCACGGCCGCTTGCGCCTGCTCAGAGTCGTTGCCAATTTGCCCAATGGCCGAGGCCACGGCCCTGAATCGGTCTTCCGGGCTGAGCGTTAAGAGTTCGCTGGTGCTGAGGCCCAATCCACGAATGGCATCGGTAGCCTTCTTCCCGCCGCCTTCCAAGGTTTTGTCGAGGAACGTGACGGCTCGCGCCATCGTTTCCATCGAACTGCCAGTCTGCTCAGCTACAAACCCCAGAGATTGCAGGGCGTCCGTTCCGATGCCGGTCCGTATGGATAAGTCATTGACGGCTGAGCCAAACTCAATAGACCTATCAATAGCCGCACCAATGGCGGCATATGAAACATACCGCCTCATGGATTCCATTAGGATATCCATGTCGGTTTTAACTTGTTTCGTTTTTTTCCCGGCTTTTTCTGTCTTTTCTCCTAAATCGTCTGTTTTATTGCCAGCATCTTTTGCTGCGTCGCCCATCTCGCCCAGCGCGCGTTCGGCGTTTCTCAGCGCCTCGATTGCCTGAGCAATGTCCGCAGTGATTTTGATATCAATTTCACGTGCCATTAGCGCGGCGTCTCCTTCCGGGGCGGTGAGACTACATCGTAGATGATGCGGAGCCGCTCAGACATGTCACGGAACTCGTCCGCACTCAGATGTTGGGTGAGTCGGTCCAGCACGACCGCGCCCGCCTGCAAGTCTTGCGTAAACCGATTGCAGCACGAGCGATACAGCGCCCATGCCTCTTTGTTGTCCTCGTCGAGCGCGTCGACCTGCTGTTGGAGCAAGCAGGCCGAACAGTCATACTGCTCGGCCTCCTGCTCTAGTAGTTCATCCGGCGCGACCTGGCAGCAGATAACCTGCCCGGTCATGACCGAATCAGCCCAGAACTCAGCCCACCGGGTCAGTCCGGCGAAAGGAGTTCTCGCGCACGGCGTCGGCCTGCACAATCTGCGTGAGGCCTGCCCGCCCGACCAGCGCCGCCTTGACCACGCTGTCAAGACGCAGCTTGTTCTCAGTGGTGCAGGGCGCAGGTGCGCCGCCCCGCTCCACAATGCCGCTCCAGCCCACCAGCACGTAGTCTACGAGGGCATCCGCAAACGCTTCCGCATCCGTCTCGGACTCCATCGCCTTGGTGGCCTTATTCGGCACTCGCTTGGTATGGGCCTTGTGAATGCGTCGCCACGTGTTGGTCGTCAGTTCGCGGAGTTCGTAGCGCACCTCAGGGTCGGCTTCGCTGATATCGTCCAGGTCAGTCTCGGCCACCCAGAAGGTGAGGTCATCGGTCTGTAGCTGTCGCGGCATGCTCGGTGCGCTCCCTGAAAAGTCCCGCCGCTAGAAGGCGACGAGAGACTGCGTCGTGATACGGGTAATGCGGAACGGATTGACGAAGGCCATGCCGTTCGGTGAGGTTGCGGCCGACTTGGCGAGGAACACCACCTGCGGCTTCACCTGATTGGCACCGCTCTCGGTCGCCGTGAAGCCGTCCGTGTCCAGTTCCAATGCGGGCCACTCGATGCGCTCGGTGAACCGGTCGGTGGAGTTGATGAACGAGCCAAGGAACTCCATATCAGCCTTAAACACGGTATCTGCGCGCAGGGCCGCGTAGACGCTGTTGGCCGACACGGTGTTCATGCGCGGGAACGTGATGGTCAGCTTCGTCTCTGGGAACCCAGCATCGGCCGGTTCGAAGATGAAGTCCTGACCCGTGACGTTCGGGGCGTCCTGCGGCCGCGAGAACTCGAACGTGAAGCCTTCGAGGTTGACCGCGTTGGTCGCCGCCAGTGACCCCGCCGACTGCGGGTTGAGACGGAACGTGCCCTGCCGACGGAAGACGCGATTGTCAAGCGCCGGATAGGTGGCCCCGTTGACGGTGCTGCGCGTGTTGACCGAGGAAATGTCGGTCATCTGCGCGGCCATCAGGTTGAACGTCGTGTCCATCACGCCGGAATCGCCCACGGTCTTGCTCATGCCGTAGACCTTGGCCGAGGTCATCTCGTCCACAAACGTCACCTTGTCGTAGGCCATCGTGACGCCCAGCCCGTCAATCGACGGGGCAAGGTCAATCACGTGACGCCATGAGGTTGGCGCACTGGCCGTCGACGTGCTGAGGGTCACGGCGGCTGGGGATCCCATCGCCAGTGCCTCATAGACATACTGAAAGTCCGCGTAGCGGTCCTGCTTCGTCAGCGTGATGTCCTGCGCCTGCGTGTCGCCAAAGTCGCCGCGGCCCAGAAACGTCTGGCCGAGCGCCTCGTCATTGACACGCAGCCGCGAGAGCTTCGCGCCGCCGTCCGAGGTGAAGTGAATGCCGCGCGTGACCGAGGCCGCGACGCCCCATGAGTTCGTCGCAAACTTCGCAAACGCGGCTTTAATTTCTCTGCCGGTCAATCCTGCCATGTGTGGACTCTCCTACACTTGTGCTTCGTAGTTGAGCGGCATCGTCAAGCGCAACGTGAGATACGACGCGCCAATCGGTGCCGCCACTTCCCAGGCTCGACCAGTATCCGGGACGGTGTATTCACCTGAGGTGACGTGCCCGTCCTGAATAATCGCTGCGGTGAGACTGGAACAATCTCTGACCAAGGCCGCATGCGTCGCCACGTAGTCCGCGGCAATCTGCCGCGCCACTTCGATGTCCAGCGTGTCGACCCGGTCTTCTGAATACCCAAACCCTCCGAGACTGTTCCCGCCCCGAATCTTGCACCGGAACACGGCGTCGCTGCTGCCAGTTCCCTGCAAGGCGAAGTCCTCGCTGCTGACAGCCTCGCGCCAGTAGAACGGCGCATCGACCATCAAGGATCGCACTCGGTTCAGAAGCACATCTGGAGTCGTTGCCATTACGCCCTCGTCCACTGGAAGGACGCGCCGCCGCCGGTCACATCGTCAGCGGTCTGCGTGGTTTCCGTGGTATCCACTTGGTCATCCACCGTCACGGTGTCAAAGTCGCGCGCGACCAGTGCCAGCGCGCCCTGCATGGCCTCTTCGGCCTCGCGGAAGTAGGCGTCGGCCTTCTCCTGCCACGGCCCGCCCTGCATCGTCTGCGCCTCGCGGAAAATGAGGCCCAGCGTTCTCAGCGTCACCGGCCCCGTCAGCGCCGTGCCGCGGATGCAGCCAATCTGCCCGCAATACGCGCCCGTGGGCGTGGCACTGACCTTGATGCGTGCCCAGTAGAGCGGCGCGGAGCCATTGACGGCGCGCGTCACCCAGTCCTGCGGCATCTCCCAGCGCACATCCCCGCCGCGGGAGAACGGCTTCACGTTGAGGAACTGCGTCTCGTTCAGCGTGCCCACGCTCGTCCAGGCATCCGACCACACCTGCACGGTCAGCGTGCCCGCCGCCGTCGCCACTCGGTCGAGCATGCGAATGGACAGCCCGCGGAACTGCTCCTGCGAGCCGATGTAGAGGAAGTCGCTTGACGGCGCGGCAAAGACGGTGCCTAGCGGCAGGCCGTCGACGCCAGCCGTCGTGGCGGCGCTGGTGTAGTCCACGTAGCTGCCGCCAGTGTAGCCCCACACCTGGGCAGGCGCACGGCGCGTCCGCAGGCGCTCGGGCACGTAGCCCGCCTTGGCCAGCGTCGGAAACGCCCAGTCCTCTAGCGCCTTCCGGCGCTTGGCCTGCCAATCCGTCTTGCCAAACTGCGTCAGGATGCTCTGCTCGTAGTCCTGCAAGTCCGAGTCAAATACCACGTCGTTCGGAAACCAGACGCTCATACGGCCTCCAGCGGTTCCACGTCAATCGGCGGCTCGGGCGTGAAGTGCCCCAGCCATTCGGCCTGTTTCGCGGCCAGCAGCGCGGGAATCTGCCCCGCATGCCGCACCCAGACCCGCGTGGGAGCCGCGCGGCCCTGCAAGCCCTGCTGCCCTGCGGCAAAGGCCAACTCCACCTCAAACGCGCCTGTGACGCGCTTGACGGCCTGCTCGTAGAACGGCCGCGCCAACTGGTGATACTTGTCGGCGTAGTCGGGGAAGTGCGTCTCGAAGAGTTCGATGCACTTCCGCAGATGCTCGCGGCTCTGGTCGGTCGGCCCGTGCGATTCCATAATCCACGTGGCGAGGTTCAGGTGGTCGCGCAGTAACAGCAGGTAGTGCAGTCGGCGTTCCGGGAACACCTGCCCGTCGCGCTGCAAAAGCGGCAGGTTCCGATGCACGGCCTTCGTGCGCCGGATGGCTTCGTTCAGGTAGCCGGTGTGGGCAATGTCCGTGTCGTGCAGTTGCAGGGCGGGCACGATGTCGCCGTTGCAGTCGCCCATCTGCGGCTGCTCATGCACGCACCCGTAGAACTGGATGTCCGGCCGCTTGCGGAACACGCGGATGGGCGTATCGAACGTGACGGGCATGTCCAATTGCAGGTGCTGCTGCTTCAGCCCGAAGCCCACAAAGACCGTCGAGTCGAGATACTTCCGCAGGCACTCCGGCTGCATCAGGCGTTCGTCGGTGTCAATCCACATGAACCAATCGCCCGTCGCCGCCTGAAGCGTCGTGTTACGCGCCTCGGCAAAGCCACCGTGCAGGCCATGCACCGGGCCGACCTCGATGATGCGGGTCCGCGGATACTCGTCGGCAATCGCGGCCAGCGTGTCAGGATTCACGCCGGTATTGGCTAGGATGATGTCGTCCGCAATGTGCCAGATGGAACTCAGGCAGCGCCGGATGTCGATGGTTTCCCCGGCCAGAATTCCCACCGACAGCGTCGGCTTCGGCCGCGTCAGCGCCACGATACGGTCAAGGTCACGCGCGCCAAACGCCTTCCGCGAGAACGTGCACGAGACAATCCAGTGCCCGATGCGGTTCCCGCGCGGCGTGACGCCCATATCGAGCAGCGAGACGTTCAGGGCATCCTGCCCGCCGAAGATGGCCTCCAAGTCACGCGGCGTGAAGCAGTGGACGTGCCCGCGTTTGATGACCATGTCTTGACTGGCGAGTTCCAGGAACGGCCCCATCGGCATGGTAGCCACCATGCGAGCGCCCGATGAGCATCGCTTCCGCACCGCTGTGAGGAACCCCGGCACGTTCGCAATGTGTTCGAGGAACTCGCCAATGAAGACCCCGTCAAACGGGCCGTAGGGCTTGAGGCTGTCCAGCGTGGCCTCATGGGCCGTGTGCGTCGTGTAGTCATACGCAGGCCCGACGAGGAACGTGCAGCGGTCAGCCACGCCCTGTTCCGCGGCGAACTCCTGCGCCACGCGGATATTCTCGGCCGCGTAGTCGAGGCCCACCACGCGCCGCGTGGGAGACGCCAGTGCCAGTGCCACGGCAAACGACCCGTTACCGCAGGCGAGGTCCAGCACGCATTCACTGCCCGCGAGCGCCTCGATGACTGGCGCGATGCGGCGGTTGTTGGCCATTTCCAGCCGCGGGTCCATCGCACGGGCGCTGTAATCCTCAGAGACCTGCTCCAGCCCGTCAATGACTCGCGTGGCGTCTTCCACTACATCTGGCCAGCCCTGCTCGGCCGCGAAGTGACGCACGGCCACGTAGTCGTCCCGCTGCTGAAGCTGCGCCAGAATGCCGCGCGGATTCGACCGCACCCGCGCCGTCAGACGCTGGGCCACCATCTGTTCCCACTCAGCGGCCACCTCGTTGAACCGGTAGTGGTCGACGTGCAGGAGGCCTTTCTCCACGCGGTCCATCACGGGCGTCTGGCCCGTCAGGATGCCCTCCACAATGCCGATGCTCTCGGCCTGGTAGGCAGGGCTGTCGGCGTCGCCTTTGACCAGCCAGCCATGCGGCACGGTCTCCGGCAGCGCGCCCTTCCACGACCCGACGAACGGTGTGCCGCAGGCTTGCGCCTCAATCGCGGCGACGCAGGATGTCTCGGCAAAGTCTGCAATGCCCGGATACCACATGACCGCCGACGAGCGGATGGCCTCATACAGGGCAGACTTGCCCAGTTCGCCCAGCCACGTAATGCCGCCCACGGCGCGGTTGACGGCCTCCACCTGTTCGTCGTAGGCGGCGCACACGCGGCCCCAGCCTGAGGCGTCATACATGCTGTTATAGCGGCAGAGGTGCAACTCGGCGTCTGGCACGCGGCGCTTCAGTTCGGGCCACATGGCCAGCAGCGGCCGCAGGCCACGTTCCGGGCGGGTGATGTGAATCACCTTTTTGAGATTGCGAGTGCCTTCGAGCGGCACATAGGACGGGTCGAAGCCGTTCTTGCAGACCCAGCCAATCGGGGCCAGTTCCGGGGCCACGCCTTCCCACTGCTTGCGGTGGTAGTGCGACACGTAGGCCGACACGTCATAGGCCCACGCCAGCGCCATCGTCATATTCTTGGCGGCGCTGCCTGTCATCAAATCCTGATTCCACAGCACCCGCAGCGCGGCGTCGATGTTCGCGCCGAAAATGTGCGGCATGCGAAGGGCCACGAAGACATCCCACGCGGTGAACCGTGAGACATCGGCCAGCGCGTTCGTGGGGTGCCACGTCACGCCCCAGCGGTCAATCGGGCGCGCGTCCTTGTGGAGTTTCGTGGTGAAGATATGCACGCGGTGCCCACGCGCCTGAAGCGCACGGGCCAGCCCAAGGCAGGCCGACTCTGACCCGCCCAGCGATTCCGTGCCCGCCTGCACGCCGGGCGTGAACTCAACCGAGTCGATATGGAAGGCCCACGTGAGACTAGCGCGCATCGGCCATCTCCTTGCGCGGGCGTCCGGGGCCACGGCGCAGCGGTTCGTCGACGGCGTCCATCACCTCAAGGCGCGGCCCAATCACGTCGGCCAGATACCGCTGCCACCGCTTAAACACATCCGGCCGCACATCCTGCGGCCCTCGCGCTCGGCAAATCTCTTCCAGAATTGGGTCCATACGTCACTCCTCACAGGGCGTTGCTCAGACGCCAGAAACCGGCCGGAGCGGCTCACAGGAACCGCCCCGGCCGAGGGTGTTAGCTCTTGATGCGGGCCATGGCGTTCGGGTGATGCACCTCGATGGTGTATTCCCCGGTCAGCAGACCCTTCTTGTTGTCGCCGGTCTTGCCCATCTCGTCATACGAGAACGAGCGACCCTGGAGCGGCACGACCTTGACGCGCTCACGCGGGACCAGCAGCAGTTCCGTGCCCGACAGGACGCGCGACAGGATGACGGTCGCGGTGCCCAGCGGCCCGGTGTAGGTGCGAATCACGCGCTTGAAGAGTTCGGACTGCTGCGAGTCCTCCACCTTCGTGTCGTTCAGGTTGCTGATATCGCGGAAGTAGGTCGGCCCCGCGACAATCGCCCAGTTCTCCGTGTCAGGCGACCCGCCCTGCTCGTAAATCTGCTGCCAGACGTTGCCGATGTAGAGGTGCGGGTTGGTCGAGAACGAGGACGCGGTGACGGTGCTGTTCACGGTGGTCAGCCAGTTCCGCAGGCCCTGCATGGTGCGGGTCTGCGAGGACGAGCCGAGCGAGTTGGTGCTGTTCAGCACGCCACGCACCACGCTCTTCTCCAGCTGGTGCATCATGTCCACCACGCCCTTGGCCACGGCCTGATCGTAGCTGTCGTTGCCGTAGATGTTGATGGCCAGTTCGGTGCCAGACGCGGCCACGGGCATCTCGAAGAGGCCCACGGTGTTGGCCTTGCGCTCACCGAGACGGCGCGTGTGGCGTCCGTCGTGGTCAGCGCCTTCAAGGCCCGCCATCTCACGGACGTAGAGCTGACCGCCAGCGGCCAGCGACCCCACCGCGCCGCCACCGTAGGCGCGCGTGACCACGATGCTGTTGGCCCCGACAATCGAGGACACCTGCATCACTTCGGTCTGGGTTTCGTTCTCCAGAATCGTGCCGACCGTCAGCGCCTCGCCCAGACCATTAATCTGGATGCCAGTCGCGGCCGTGGCCGAGTTGATGGCCGTCGACGCGGTGATGAAGTTGGGCAGCATGTAGTCCTGCACCCACTCATGCTTCGTCGACACGGCGAACACCGACGAATCGCCCAACCAGTTCAGGAACGGCGTTTCCTTCGGGCTGAGGGTCGCAATCAGGCGCGACACATCCTCCTGCACCAGTGATGCGGTGAACAGGTCATTGGTAGACAGACCAGTAAATGCCATGTACGGACTCTCCTCTTAGCGGCCAGCCCCCGCCGCGCGTGTGCGAATGGAGCGCACCGCCTGCGTCAGGTTCTTGGCCGATGGGTTAGCAGCCACCGCCGCCAGCGCATCCTCGTGCGCGGCATCAGCCGGTGTCTGCGTCTGACGGAATGCCGCCCCGCCCTGTGCGCGTCCGGGAATGGATTTCCCGCCGCGCAGGTGGTGAGGATGCGATCCCAGGTATTCAGCCACCAACCCCTCAATACTCATCGGCTTGCCGTCCACCAGGCGGGGCGCGTTGTCGGCCCCCTTAACGAACGGGTCCAGATGGTCATCGAGGTCAATATCCGCTCCGAGGAGCTTGACCAGCTCAGGCAGGCTTTCATCACGCGCACCGGCAGCGACGGCGGCGGCGCGAATCTCGGCCCCGAGCATGGAGCGCAGTCGTGCGTCACGACGCCCGATCTCCGCATCTTTAAGCCGCGCGGTCTCTTCACGCTCGGCAATCTGTTTGGTAAACCGCTCTTCGCGCAGGCGGGCGGCTTCTTCGTAGTTCTTGTCACGAGTGGCAATCTCTTCACGCAGGAGCTGGGCGTCGGCTTCGACCTGCTTGAGCCGTTCCCGCTCGGCGGGGTCCACGATGCGCGGCTGCATCTCGCGTTCGACCTTCTGCGCCCCGCGCTTGTAGGCCTCGTTAATCGCGCGGTCCAAGAAGGACTGCAAGGGCGCTGGCAGCGTGCCGATATTGCCCTGCTCGTCGAGTTCTACGGTAATCGGTTCCGGCATATGCCTCGTCACTCCCGCGTTAGAGAAGCTGAGAACGCTGGCTCAGTCGGCGCTCCAACAGCACCGAGATGTCGTCCATATCTTGGGGCGTCAGGCCAAAGAACTCGCGCTTGATACGGCTTTTCCCGGCCCCGGCTATCTGATGATACACGGCTTTTTCTGCGGCGGGCACTTTCCGTGACCGCTGAACCATCGACATCCGACGTCCTGACCCTTTACGGCGTCCCATGTCAGAAGGTCAACGTGACTTGCGTGTCCGTGGCAATAATCTGAATCGACCGCAACATCTCGCCCGACAATTCCAGTTTGACGGTATTGCGTGCCAGGCCTTCTTTGGTGCGCGCGTCGATATAGCCCTGTGAGTAGGGCGTAAAGGGCTTGTTGTATTGGTCCTGCCCACTGCGCGTGCGCTGCAAGATGCGCTCGCGGGCCAGCAACCCAATCTGATACCAGTCGTCCTTCGTGGTTTTCAGCGTCTCGGTGAGCGGGCCGAAGTTGCGCGTGACGTAGACAGCCATTATGTGGTGACTCCTCGGGCGCGACGCTGCCGGTCACTCCGTCGCGCCTGCCGCTGCTGGGCCTTGGCCGAGGCAATCTCTTCTTCAAACCCCGGCGCGCGCAGATTCATTCCCGCGAGGCTGACCAGTTCATCGGACGCCACCGCCAGAAACGAATGGCGGCAGTTATAGCCGCCGCCGGTCAGGAAGGCATTCGGCAACTGGCCGTTGTCCATGGCTTCAATCTCGCGGCGTGTATAGACCTTGCCCACGCGGTCGAGGCACCATGTCCGCGT